CGATTTCAGTCTCTTGTTCCTCACATATCTCTTGAGCAGTAAGTACGCCATTGTTCCAGACCCATTCAACACCTTCCATAATCCCATTAACAAATGCTCCAGGAGCAGATGGATCTTGCACGATGTCAACCGTGCTTAAAACAAAATCGTCCTTAACATACATCGCGCCATTGCGCTGCTCAAGACTACCCATTCCACGAGTTGAGACACCAAGATTAACACCACCTTCGAGCAATCCCTGTACGATATTACCCATTGGAGTATCAAGTATTGATGCCTTTCCGACCACATCATTGCCTTCAAAGTGAAGGTCAGTGATTAGGTGCGAAACTTTGTCGAGGTTGACGGTTGGACCATCAGGATGGTTCAGTTCGCCTACTGCCCGACCTTTAGAAACTTGTTCATCAACATACTTCTCGACGGCAGACTCCATAATTGCTTTAGGATAAATTCTACCATTACGGTTCTTCTGCTCTGCTTGAGCAAATACACCTTCGATAACATATGACTTCTTGCCGTCTTTCTTTTCTTCGACGAGACACTGAAGTGTATTGTCATTAAATTCAGCAATAAGTTTCATGTTAGTTCCTTGATTGCAGTTTCTATTGATTTTTGCGCGTCCCTTTGACTACGGAACGTGTCTAGCATATCTCCGTCAATATAGGCAACAAAACCTTTGGGGGTCTTTTGTATCTCAGTTTTAATCCTGCGATACTTCTTAGACCAGACCACTTCGCCCTTCGAGGTGCGTTGCCTTAATTCGGAAAACGTAATCATAACATTTATTTATACGTTTTCTTCTTCTGACTCTTCTTCAGAATTTAAAATTTCTTCAACTTCGTCAGCATAGAGACCCATCGTATCATCAGGTTCCTCGTGCTCTTCCTCAGCGGGAATCTCGGCAACAGGTTCCTCTACTGACTCAGGTTCTTCAACCTCAGCAACCTCTGGTTCCGCTTCAACTTCTGCTTCTGCTTCCATCTCTGCTTCTACTTCATCCGCTGCTGCCTCAACTTCTTCGTCAGAAATCTCGTCTTCAATTCCATTATAGACCTGATTCGCCATACGAATTTTTTCTTGTTCCATAGCATCGTCAACGCGATCTTTCAACAAATCGTTGAACATTTTACTAGAGGTGAATGCATCACCCTTTTCAATTGAGTTCACCAAATCAGCAACCGTAACAGTTACTGGTTCTGATGGTACGTTAGCAATATCACTCATTTCAACTTCAGGTTTAGTTTCCATCATTATCTCCTGCTGGTTCATCACCTAGTTCATCTTCTTTTGGACCCTCGTCTGCTATCGCGAGTTCCATCTCTTCTATTTCTTCATCTGTAAAATGAAAAACATTTTTCATTACCCAAGATTTAGATAGATACTCACCAACATATTGTGATGCCTGATCCATCAGTCCAAGTCGCTCGCGGAATACTTCAGCGTCCTTGAGTTCAGTGTAATGATTGTCCTTATAAAAATCTACTCGAATACGATTGTGAAATAACTCCATCCAATCGCTGTCGGTAATAATACCTTTTAACACAAGTTGCTGTCGGAGAATACCGATAAACAATTTGCTGAACCTTGAACGAAGTCGAGTTACAAACTTCTGGAATTTAATTTCTTCACGATTAATTTCAGTAGCACGACCAAGTGAATATGCTTGCTCCTGCTCCAGTCGAGATACTGGTACGTTCAATGCTTGGTAAACCTTGCGCTGGAAATACTTAATGTCATCAATCTCGCCAAGGTTAGAACCGCCAGGAAGTGTAGTCACCTCCGTTCCTCTACCACCTTCTCGGCGAGGCAACCAGAAATCGTCAAGCATAGACATATGCTTTCTCGAATCCTTTAGTTCTCCAGTCGCCTGATCGTATACAAGTTTATTTCTATAACGAGTCATCAATGAGTTGACATATTCTTCTGCTTTACCCTTTGGCAAGTTACCTGTGTCAACATAAAAGATTCTTCGCTCAGGTGCACGCGCCAGTCGATAGATAATCAACGAATCTTCCATCATACGCAACTGATTGATAGGTCTCAGTGCTTTGTGAAGATGGGATACAACCTTCGCCTTCGTGTCGTCCAGTACACCTGATGTTACATAACTTACTGAGTCAACGCTGAGTTTGACTGCTTGGTTCGCTGTTGGATCTGCGCCAACAGGTAATCCTTTTTTAGTTTCAAAGTTCTTGTCAGAGAACAAATAAAACTCTTCAACTTTGTTTACTACTTTTACACCTGTTGATTTATCTTCTTTCTTTTTAACATTACGAACCTTTCGCATTTTCATAGAGTCGATATATCGAATCTCTCTAATGCCTGCTTTCAAGTTTTTATCGTCTACAATCAGGTGGTGGTACAGTCTACCGTCAATATACCAATTACGGAAAATGTCATGAGCACGCTCGTTAAAGGTGAGCATATTCAAAACATTTTGAAATTCTTCTACAATCTTCTTTTTGATACCTGCTGAAACCTCAACCCGATCAAGGTTGACTTCTACTACATTTTCGTCGTCAGGTATTACAATTGCTTCATTGACAATTTCTTCTATTGCCATATCAACTTCAGGATGAGTTGATGCTTGACGATATTTACGAATTAGGTCTGCCTGATCTTTTACTTGAAGATCGGCATAGATATTCATGTGAGTGCCGTATGCATATGAAGGAGCAGTTACATAACCTGCGCCATCATCGTCAGTTGGCGGCACAACTGATGCAGCAGGAAGCGCAGTTACAGCGTCCTGATCTTTTTTCGCTCGCTTGATCTCAAAACCAAATAATTTAATTCCGTCGCCTTCTGCCATATTTGAAATCTCAGTTGTGGGAAAAAAGGGGGAGCGAACTCCCCCTGCTCTACTTTACTTATATGACTTAATTAGTGTTGTCATTTGTCCAGTAGTCATACTCGATTGTAACAGTGAAAGTCTCGATTTCGCCAACCTGAGCGTAATCAAGATCAACTGCGGATACATTAGTTGGGAAAGCATTGACTAATGTATACTTCTTCACTTCTGTACCTAATTGATCGAGTTGTGAAACAGTCATTGGAACAGCATACGTTGATCCTGCATCATTAGACTGTGTACCTTCGTTTCCACGGTGGGTGTTTAAACCGTCCATCCATGCTTCAAATCCGTTACGGACTGTGAAGTTGGTGTCGTTATAAACTGTGATCGTCCAAGGTTCGAACGTTCGATCACCTGCCAATTTGACGATACGACCACGGAAAGGAACTTCAACAAGTCCCACAGTGGACGCTGGTAACTGTGCTGATCGGCACATAAAGTCAGTATCTTCAGTAGAACCACCAGAATATCCTGGGAAGTTCACCTTGACACTGAACATGTTGGCACGAGCACCGCCACCAGTCAACTTACCGCGAAACGCATCTACATTAAGAATTGCCATTTTAGTATCTCCTTGTAGTCGTTACGGGTTAGAATTGAACGCCAGAATTAGTGATCTCTTCAAAAGAAGCACCAGTCCGAGTAGCAACAAAGTTCAACGTGATGAAGTTGATGCTTCTGGATGGTTTAACGAATATAGTAGCAACCAATTCGTTACGATCAATAACTTCTGGAGTGTTATTAGTTTCGTCGCACTGAACGAGGAAATCCTGAATACCACGACGTGCTTGAATCTCTCGAAGGAGAGGTTCAACAATCGCCACGAATTCTGAACGAGTAAACTCGTCGTTGAATTCAAACAGGAAGTTTCTTGATGCAGCTGCGACTGCCTTTTCTATGGCAAGGAACAAACGCCGAACATTAATGCGATCAAACGCAGATGGTCGAGCAAGTTTGGTCTTGTCACCGAACAGAAGAATACCACGTCCTGGGAACTGTACGATTGGGTTTACACCTGCTTTGTACAGTGAATCCCTTTCCAACTTACTTGGAGAATAAGAAGTGTTGGTGGCGCCAACAATTTGACCTCTTCGCTCACCAGCAGGCGAGTACCAAGGACCAAAGTTATAGTCAGTGGCAGCAAGCAATCCAGCAACGGAAGAAGCAGCAGGGATGTGGATATAGTTGTCGTTATACTTATCATAGATTCGGAGATAATTATTATCTACGATCAGATAAGAAGATGCAGTAAATAGGTCTGTAGTTGCTAAAGTAGCAGTGACTGGATCAGCATTGTTTACAACTGCTGTTCGGTCTGGTGAAGTTACAACAACACAGTCCTTACGAGTTACGCCAGCAATACCAGCAAGATCGTTCACTACTGTTACTTGATCCGCAGATGATACCATTCCTGGAGCAATGAGGATTGAGACGTCAAGTTCTTCAGCGTCTTCAAACTTGTCAAAACCAACGGCAATATCTCCAGTGTCAAGAGTTCCTGCGTCTTGTCCACCCGATAGGGCACCAGTAGCAGAATCTTCTGACCAAGATACGTTTGTGGCATAGTCAACAGTTGCGCCAGTTGCTGGAGCAGTACCCCAGTTGTCGCCTGTTGACATATTTACAGAGTCAAAATCGCCGAACCATACATACCGTGAACCGTTATTGAGTACAGTCTTGATATAGTTATCTGATCCATCAACGGTTTTAGCACCAAGGGCAACTGAAACATAAGGGAAAGTCTCAAGAACCGTGCCCTTTGTACCAGAAATAAGACCATCTGAGTCAACGACTGCGATATGTACTTCGTCGTTCGTTACCGTACCAGAAAGATCAGATGCCCAACCAGAGGTTCCTGGGATGCCTTCAAATTTATCGGCATAGGTCCAATTACTCCAATAGGTAGCAGTTGCACCACTACCAGCAGATTCACCAGATTCGATAGCGAACATGGAGACTGCGATAGAGTTACCCATTGCTCCTGGGTATTTTGCTACAAACATTTCTGAAAGTG